TTATTGGCGGCGTGGGCATCATGAATATTTTAATCACTGGTTCACTCGGTTTAGTCGGTTCCGCCGCTGTCCGCCACTACCTCAACGAAGCATGCGAAGTCCACGGCGTTGACAACGATATGCGGAAACACTTTTTTGGAGAGGAGGCTTCGGTATTTAAGAACATGATCGACGACCGTAATTACCACCACTACGGCGTAGACATTTCTAAAATAGAAGGACTGATTGAATATGAAAAGCCAGATGTTATTATTCATGCGGCGGCACAACCGTCGCACGATTACTCGGCCAAAGAGCCACTTCTTGATTTTGGGATAAATGCTTACTCGACGCTAATGCTTCTTGAGATGACGCGGAAGCACGCGCCGGATGCGGTGTTCGTGTATCTTTCTACGAATAAGGTTTATGGGGATAACCCAAATTGGATGATGTTTCGTAACGAAGAGGAAACTCGCTATGAAGTGTATGAAAATATGGCAAGCGAAGATAACGCCAAACACAAATATTTTGGTTTAAGAGCCGGTTTTGATGAAGGTACTCCGGTTGATTATTGCACCCACTCCCCGTTCGGCGTTTCAAAGCTTGCCGGGGACCTGTATGCACAAGAGTACGCCCGTTACTTCGGTTTGAAGACAGGTATCTTTCGCTGTGGCTGTATCACTGGCTCCGCACACGCCGGCGCCGAGCTTCACGGCTTTTTGGCATACATGGCTCACTGCAAGAAAATCAACCGTACCTACAAAGTCTATGGCTACAAAGGCAAACAAGTCCGGGACCAGATCCATGCTTTCGATCTCGTCCGCGCCATTGATTGTTTCGTAAGGAACCCGCGCTCAGGTGAAGTTTACAACATGGGCGGAGGGAGACATGCGAACGTGTCCGTACTCGAAGCCATGAACATGATGAAGCTCAAGAATTGGGAGTATGTGGATGAGCCGAGGAAGGGTGATCATGTTTGGTATATTTCGGACGTGTCGAAGTTCAAGAGTCATTACCCAGGGTGGGGATATAAATACAATCTCTGGGCGATCATGGAGGATTTGATGGGATGAGCGCGTATAACCCAAAATACCATGAGCATAAGACGCCACTTTCGAGAGGTGGGACAAATTACCTACGGAATTTAGCTATATCCTGTCAGAGTTGTAATTTAAGCAAAAAAAACAAAACGGAAAAATAATATCGGAGATACCTTGCGGTACTTGTTCCTGCTTAGCCCAACAAATCAACAAAGGCAACTGCAAAAATTGGTCTGGGTGTACCCAGCCCACTTGGCGATGTACGCGACTTATTTGAGGAACCAAGGGTATGAGGTTCAGTGGGGAACAGGGAACATACCAAGTAATCTAATCGCGCATTATTACAATGGAAAACTCTATGAGAATGTTATAAAAGATGACTTCCAAATCGACATTCCATTCGACCAGCTTCCATTCCCAAACCGAATATTCACAGACGCAAAAAACAAACGCTGGCAATCCTACGGAAATTACAAATACCACCCAGCAACCCACATGATGGCCTCGAATCTTTGCTGGTGGGGGAAGTGTGTGTTTTGTGTCGATACTCTCAAACTTCAACAAGGAGAAAAACGTGGGCTTAGATCAGTCAGTCATGTTATTGAAGAAATTGATAATCTCATATTTTTGGGTTTTAGAGAAGTTTTTGATGATTGTGGTACTTTTCCTGTTGGTGATTGGCTTGATTCTTTTTGCCGTGAGATGTTGTCAGGAAATAGGAACAAAAAAATAGTTTGGGGTTGCAACATGAAGCCGATCTCTGAGCGTGTGGTTCCATTCAAATTGATGAAAGAGGCCGGTTGCCGCTTTATGCTCGTCGGCGTGGAATCAGCGAACCAGGATACTATCGACAAGATCCGGAAAGGCCAAGACAACGAGAAGGTCATCGAGAACATGAAGGCCATGAATGATGCCGGGCTTGAGGTTCACTTGACTTCGATGTATGGCTACCCGTGGGAGTCCCATGAGGACAACATGCGAACAGTCCGGCTTGTCCACTACCTTTTGAAGAAAGGTTACGTCAAGACTGCCCAAGCGTCCGTTTACATGCCGCCGCGCACGGCGCCGGACCCGAACCACAAAGCGCAAAGGTATATCCAAGAGGTCTACAAGGTTTATCGCCATCCGGTTTATTGGTGGCAGAAGATAAAGGACATCCATTGCTTGGAGGACTTCACTTATCTTTTGAAACGTTTGGGGCATTTAAAACACGCAGAATAGCGAGGATTTATGTTTAAGATACTTATGAGTGGCGAGGTGAATAGTTTTGAATTTGTTGCGTGGATAATCATCGTAAACTTCGCCATTTACCTCAAAACTCTCCGTTTCAAATTCGTATCTGACGACTTTACAGCTTGGAAGAATCCACCAGTCGCTAAGAACGTCTGGCATAAATGGTGGCTTAGATTCACCGGGCAACTCAAGAAGCTCTCGCCGAGTGTGCATTTTATATCTGGCAAGTCTATCCTTGAGAAAAGTGGGATGCCGAGCAGTATAAAATCAAATCGTTGGTACATGGTGTTCATGAAAACAGAGGAATTTGACCATCTATTTACGCTCTTGATTCACACGAGCATCTGTGTGGCCATCTATTTTGCCTTTGGCGCGAATTGGGTGTCGTTTGTAGCGGCCATGCTTTATTCAACGAACCCCATGAATAACCAAGCGACCATGTGGCCTAGCGGCCGCGGGTATTCTCTCCCAATCTTGAATCTTTTGGTCTCAATCAGCTTGCCCATTTTAGCTCCGGCGCTTCTATTTTTTTGCACCTGGTACACCATTGGATTTTGGCTCCCGCTTACGCTTGTCGGATCCCCGGTGTGGTATCTTCTCGCCTTTGTTCCTATTTGCTGGTTTTTTCACTCAAGGAAATACAAGAAGGCGATAGATTTTAAGCACAAGACTGAGGCATTTAAGGCCGATAGGGAAATGGGTTGGCATAAGTTCGTGGTGTTCTTCAAGACCTACGGCTTTTACCTAGTCCGTTGTATTTTTCCTATCCGGATCACGTTTTATCACAATTTCCTGCAGTCAATGGCTGGCAACGAGATGATGAAGCGCCGGGCTAGGAGCATGGATAGGTATTTCTGGATAGGCGCCAGCTTCTTTTTGTGGACTGTCTATTATGCGTCGACTCACTGGGGTACGTCGTTTACTTGGGCTATCCTTGGGTACTTTTTCGGCATATTTCCGTACTGTAATTTCGTGAGAGCAAACCAAGAGATTGCCGAGCGGTTTGCGGCGCCGGCAAACGTCTTTCTGATGTATGCCTTGGCCCAGGTTATTTCTCATTCCCCAATCGTCGTAGTAGCTTTTTTTACTTTTTACGCTACACGGGCATGGTATACGATTAATCTTTACAAGGACGAATATTGGATCACGGAAATGGCTGTTATCGAGGATCCGAACGCTTGGTGGGCCTGGCATTGTCGGGCCATGAAGAGGTTTGACACTCAAAGTTATAGAGAGGCGCTGATTCTTTGGGTTATGGCGAAACTCATTTCGCCAAAGGAATTTAAATTACTGATTAATATTGCCACTTGTTTAAGAATACTCGGGAACAATAAAGAGGCCGATGAGCATTTGAGACTGGCGGAACAAAACATCATTCCAGGGCAAGAAGACGTGGCCTATGAGCAGATAAAAAATCATCGTGACGGGAAGCTCCCTATTTTGCTATAATAATGCCATGGCAGAGTTAAGGCGCGGTTTCAACGTTTTTTCTTTTCAGGATGAGATACAGATCAATCGGATTGGAAAGAAGGTCCAAGTCAAAGGCCGTGACGGGACTTTTCAGGAAACCGATTCGGTCGAGGCGAATCTTTTGTACGAGATTTTAAAGCAGTTGAAGAAAAAATAATATGCCGGCGATTACCAAAGAAGATACAATCAGTTTTAACGAACTTTTCAAAAAATCGTACACTTATTTGAATGATAATTTTCACAAATTTAAGCAGACGAACAAGATACAGATTGCCATTGCTGTTTGTAAAATGGCTGTCACACAAAAATTTGAAGGGATGAATCAAACTATTGTAGTCTCGGCTACGATCCAGAAGCAAATTCCTGGTGAGCCTGAAAATACAAACCGCATCGCGGAGTATTTCAAGCGTGGCTCACCTGACTCTCCCACCACAACTTAACCTTCCAGATAAGCTCTTAAAAATACTCGATCCGGAGGTATTTGTTAAGTACAGATACTTCATTATCAAAGGCGGACGCGGCGGTGCGAAGTCTCAATCATTCGGCCGTTTTTTTATCTAACTTTTCGAGAAATATCAACTTCGTGCGGTATGTGGCCGTGAGACGCAGAACAGCATCCGTGAATCCGTTTACTCTCTCCTAGCAGATTTAATCCGAGAGTTTCAATTACCTTTCGATATTGCAGCTTCAACTATCACGTCAAAAACGACGAAAACGCCTATTTCATTCAGAGGGTTTAGAGAGCAAGGCGCTTTCAACATCCAAGGAATGGAAGGCGTTGATATTCTTTGGATCGACGAAGCCCAAGCTATCACCAAGCAAACGCTCGACGTTCTAATCCCTACTATCCGGAAAGAGGATGCCAAGATTATTTTCACGATGAACCCTCACGTTTTCAATGACCCTGTGATCGTGATGCTTTCAAAGCGTTCGGACTGCTTGGTTATAGAGATAAACTACGACGAGAACCCGCATTGCACAAATGCCCTAAAAAAAGAAGCTGAGGAGTGTCGGAAACTCAGTGAGAAGGATTACCGTCATATTTGGCTCGGCGAGCCGCTCGACCAATCCGAGGATGCTCTTTATTCTTTGACAGAGATCCATGACGCACAAAAGAATAAACATCCTCTCGCCTCGGGTTATGGAATCCGAGTAGCCGGTGTGGATATCGCAAGATTCGGTGATGATAAATGCGTTTACTACGTTCTCCAACAAATGGGTG